AGAGACCCAAGCGATATCCGCATAGGTAGAGCGCCGCTTACCGCTGTCCTGCGGGAGATAGCAACCGATAACACCGCATCCACAACCGCTTACGGACTCTTGGCTAACGGCGCTATGCCTTCATTGATTGTCGGCCCTGATGCCAAAGAGACAACCGTTGACATGTCTATGGACGATGCCCGGCAGGTCAAGCGGCAACTGCACGAAGACCTAACCGGGGACGGTAGCGGCGGCATCGTGGTTATGACCGGTGCCTACAAGATGGATAGAGTTAGCCTTACTCCTTCCGAACTTGCTCTGGATTCCGTGAGACGTGTACCGGAGGAGCGTATCTGTTCAGCGCTTGGCATCAACCCTATGGTCTTAGGGCTTGGTTCAGGCTTAGAACGGTCTACCTACAGTAATTACGAACGCGCCCAGCAAGCGGCTTGGGAAGATGGCATGGTGCCTTTGCTCCGTACTTTGGCGGATGCCATCACCGCTGACCTGCTGCCGGAATATCCGGAGACACAGCAGGGTGATTATGTTATGTACGACCTTGAAACCGTACGGGCGCTTGCCGACGATATGCAAGCGGAAGCCACACGGGCAGAGCGCTTGTACAAGTCTGGCATTATTGATCGGGCTGAAGCCAAGCGCATCGCAGGGCTTGAAGCCGTGCCGGAAGATGAAGGGCAGCTACACCCAACGGCTATCCCGGTACAAAGCGGTGGTGGCTTTGAAGGTGCAGCCGTTCGGTCTTACGATGTGAAGTTCAGACCAACTGAAGCCATGCGGACAGCGGCGCAACGGGCGCTCGATTGGAAGGCTGAAGGATTCGATGGCGGGACGCGGGTAGGCCTTGCGCGAGCAAACCAGATTGTCAATGGGGAGAAACTTTCCGAAGACACGATACTGCGGATGTATTCTTTCTTCAGCCGTCATGAAGTCGATAAGAAGGCCGAAGGGTTCAACAGCGGTGAAGAGGGCTTCCCAAGTCCGGGGCGTGTAGCCTGGGACTTATGGGGCGGTGATGCCGGGTTCAGGTGGTCTACATCCAAGCGGGACGCAATGCAGCCAGACGGCAAGAGCCTTGACGGTGACCACGTATGCACTCCGGGGGTAGTGTACAAGTCGCACCCTTTTTACGGGTATTCGCTGGAGGAAATCTCAAGCGAGTAGACAGCGGCACGGGCAGAATCTATGCCGCATCCCAGAAGTACCGGAATGACCTGCTAGAGCGTGAAGGTGTAGCCATCAGCCGTATGCAACGCGCATACAAAGCCGCAACCAAAGCAAGCATCGATGAGCTTGAAGCGCTGGAGGGTAGGATTGCCGAACGTGAAGCCAACGGGGAACCGCCATCCGAGACAATCCTTTGGATGCGACAGCGGATCATAGACAACATTGAAGAGCTCGGAAAGAACCTCAAAAAGTTCAGTGTTGAAGGGGCAGTGATTACAGCCGATGGGCAGCTACAAGCCGCTATCCTTGCTAATGATGCAACGCCGCGCCTTGTGGAAGCGGCAGCGGGTAAAAAGCCCGCCGGGGTTACCCTTGGTACTTCATGGACAAGTCTACCTGACGAAGCCTTGCAGGCCTTTGTCGGGTTCGCAGGCGATGGTAGCCCTCTGGCTGTCTTATTCGATGCCATCCCCCAAGTAACCACCGATGCGATGCAGATGGCTTTGGTACAAGGCATCAGCCTTGGTGAAGGCCCGCGCACGGTTGCACGGCGGGTACGCAAGGCGGCTGACATCGGTAGGCAACGAGCCGAGACAATAGCACGTACCGAGATGATACGCGCAAGCCGGGAAGCCCAGCGGCAACTATACACGGAGAACGGTTCGGTTACCGGATACCGGCGGCAGGCTACGCAGGATGCGCGGGTATGCCTTGCTTGCTTGGCTCTCTCCGGCACCCTTCAGGCTACCGATACCATCATGCCAAGCCATCCGAACTGCCGGTGCGTGATGATACCGGAGACGCTCAGTTGGGCAGAGATTACCGGCGATTCATCTATACCGGATACCCGCCCAAAGGTGGCAACCGGTGAAGAGATTCTAAAAGGGCTAACACCGCTTGAAGCTCAGCAGATACTTGGCACCGCTCGTTACAACCTTTACAGCGAAGGCCTACCGCTCAGTGACATGGCAACCGTGGTACAGAATGCCGACTGGGGGCCTACTACTAGGGTATTGCCGCTTAGAGACCTAGAGGGATATCAACCGGATCTAACGACCTACCTATGAAAAATGCACTGTGGGATAGTGGGTGTATGGACTTGCTGACATCTTCCGTAGACGGTATCAAGAGCGACCGGTTAGGCTACGTCAAGGGCTACCTTGTGCGCTTTGGTGATACCAAGACCGCCGACCTTGAAGGTGACTTTTTCACCGCATCAACCGACTACGGCTTTCCGGTATCGAAGGGTCAGCGCGTACCGCTAAACGTCTACTACCACCACGGCATGGATGCCGCTGTCGGGAAGAAGTCTATCGGTACAGGCTACATCAAGATGGACGATACCGGGCTTTGGTACGAGGCCCAACTAGACATGGCCGACGAATACGGCAGCATGATTGCGAAGCTCTGCAAGCAAGGCAAGATGGGCTTTTCCTCTGGTGCTGCCGGTCATCTGGTAGAGCGCAAGAGCATGGGCGGTGCCGCTGAGATAACCCGCTGGCCTATCGCTGAGGCAAGCATCACACCGACACCAGCCGAGTATCGTAATAGCGTAAAGACCCTTAAGGAGTACTACGGCATGGAGCCAATGATGGAAGAAGAAGAGATGGTTATGGCTCCAATGCCTGAGCAGTCTCCTGAAGAGTACGCTATGTCCGTATACGATGATGCCGAGGGTGACCTAATCCACGAAGGATTAGAAGCATACTACGATGCGCTCTGCGGAGCCATTGAAGCCGTATCTGATCAGACCATGGCTGATGCCATCATTGACGAATTTGCTCGACGTGCTAAAGGGCTATATGCCATGCACGGCATGAAGAGCGTACAACCCGCATCCCTGCGGGGTGTAGAACGTCGACTGCGGGATGCAGTCGGTTTGTCACGGTCAAGCGCTAAGCGCTTGGCTCCCGTAGTCTGGGATTCTCTGCGGGATGCAGACCAGCCGGAAGAGCAACCGTCCATCGTAGTCCTGGAAGCGAAAGCCTCCACCGATAATGAGCGAGCCGACATACTGGCACGCTTGGAGTTGTTACAACAACTATGAATTTGACACAACTACAGAATCAAAAAGATTCTGTGCTTGCTACCGCGCGGGAGCTTGCTTCCGGTAACGGTGACCTCGCACAGGTCAAGAGCCTTATGGCCGAAGCCAAGGGCATCGAAGAGCGCATCGAGACCATCAAGGCACTCGGACAAGGCCACCCTGTCGCTACTGAAGCACCAGCAGAACAGCCTTGGAAGTCCGGCGGTATTGGACGCAATCCGTTCGTCGGTACCCGTGACGAAGCGAACTTCAAGGCTTACGCTTGGGGTCAATGGGGACGCTCTATCATGGGCAACCGCAAGGCTGCTGACTGGGTCAAGAACAACCTGAAGGCACAGTCTGAAGGCACAACAACCGCTGGTGGCTATGTTGTTCCAGATCCACTGTCTTCCGACCTCATCTACCTGCGTGAGCAGTTCGGTGTTGCTCGCCAGAACTGCCGCATCTACCCGATGTCCAGCGATGTCTTGAACGTCCCTAACGCCACGGCATCCACCACGGTCTACTACCCTGGAGAGAATACGGCTATCACGGCATCCGACCTGACATTTGCACAGGTCAACTTGGTTGCCAAGAAACCATCTGTCCTTACTCAGGTATCCAAGGAACTGGCTGAAGACTCGATCATTGACTTTGGCGCGACCCTTGCCCGTGACATGGCATACGTCCTTGCTAAGGAAGAAGACCGCGTTGTTTTCAACAATGCAGTAGACTCCACGAGCGGCCTCGATGGCATCCTCTATGCTGTCTACAACCTGAACGCAACCAAGGCTAACATCGCATCGCTTCAGGTCTTCACAACCGGTCAGACCATCACCTACAGCCCGACACTTGCTAACCTCAAGGGTATGGTTGCCAAGCTCCCAACATATGCCGCTAACGCAAAGTGGTTCATGCATCGTGAGATTTGGTACAACGCGATTGCACCACTCCTTGATGCTTTGGGCGGGAACTCCATCATGGACATCCAAAATGCATACGGTCCTACACCTATGCTTTACGGGTATCCAGTCGTTTTCGTACAGAACATGGCTAAGACCTTGGCAGCGACCACGCCTTATATCTTGCTTGGTGACCTGAGCATGGGTACAGCGTTCGGTGATCGTCGTACGGTTACGATTGAGGTAAGCGACCAGTATTACTTCAACCAAGATGCGCTCGCGTTCAAAGCCACAGAGCGGTTCGCATTCTCGGCTTTCGACATCGGTAACGTGAACGCCACGGCATCCAGCCGTGTCCCTGGCTCGCTTATCGTTGGAGCATCCGCAGCTACATAAGCCTAGCGGTTCTTATCTCAAGCCCTCGGCAGACGTGCCGGGGGCTTTCTTTATATGTGGGATAGTGAAAGTATGATGACACGAGCCGAAGCGATAGCGCAGGTATCACTTTTTGTGGATGCCCAGTCCTATCCGCAGATGTCCACCACCGACATAGGGAGCATCTTGGATTCCTACTCACGGTTCAGCACTTGGACGGCTAGCACCACCTATGCTGTCGGTGACCGTGTAGTGCCTACAACGCCCAACGGCAGGGTCTACGAGTGCCGAGTTGCTGGTACGTCAGGCACGACACAACCTGATTACCCGGTTTATTCTCCTTACCAAGTCAAGGGCTATACCCTCGAAGATGGCACGGGTGACCCGACCCTGATGTGGGTTGACCAAGGCCCGATCAACGTGGAGCGCTACGATGTCAGGACAGCAACCCGGCAAGCGTGGATGATAAAGGCTAGCCGTTGCGCTTCAGACATCGATGCTAAAGAAGGCACGTCCGATGTGAAGCTTAGCCAACTGAAAGCACACTGCCTAAGCATGGCTGAGCGCTATAGACCGTTGGTGTTCGCATGAGTCCGATTCTACGCGCAACCATCAGCGCTGGCATGGTACGCAACCTTTGCCAAGACCGGGTAGAAATACACCGCTTCACGCTCACCGAAGATGGGCGTGGCGGTGCTACTGAGACGTGGCGCAAGGTTGCCGAGTACAACGCCAGGCTAACCAACCAATCAGACACAGAATCAATCGTAGGCGGTGGCATCCAGCCATCTGCACAGTGGACGCTGATAGTTGCTGTCGGTGCTGACGTGATGCCGCAGGATAGGGTTTACCGAGTGGGTGATGATGCCCGTTATTACGATGTGATCGGGTCAGACTTTGGACAAACAGAATTACTTGTACAGCACGTAGG